CACAACAGCTAGCTATCATGGGGGCGTTGCAAAAATCATTCACAAAGAAAGTATGAAGGAATCTATCTTAACCGAAGCGCTCAATGAGTTGGGCAATGCACCCGATCGCTTGACCAACTACAATCCCTGGTTTGCCCCTAATCGAGCTATGGCTAGTAATAAAAGCGGCAAGTACTGTTTAACGCGCGACAATCCTCCCGTTCGCGGGAAAGGGTTTATGTGCTTCGGTGGTGAAAAGGATGCCATTGCTGCATGGAAGCGATTGACTAATAACGTTGGCGTGAAAATCGTTCGCGAGTCTGCGTTCCGTGAAGATGGTACCCCATTAAAAGAAGGTGAAGTATTGTTAGTTGATACTTCCACACTATCCGAAGCAGTGGGTGACCAATACGCTGACCAACTTGCAGATCGTCTTCCACCTGGACTAGTTGATGAAGATGCGATTGCGGATCGTGCATTTGAAATTGCGGAACGGGAGTTTGGTAGCAAGCAAGCTCGTCAGATGTTCGTATACGACCCTGATTTCCTTAGTGATCTTGTCTCTTCATACTTTGCAAGAGAAAACGCGAGTGAAGTACATGAAGCGGCTGGTGAAAAGAAATCAACCACAGCCCCCCGTAACTTTGTTGCTAAGAATGCAAAGATGGGTGGAGCGGGTAAGCATTCTGATCAAAAACGCGCTGCTAAACGGGGTGATACAAAGCACAAAGGTCGACTAGATGAACAAGCTATTGTGAAAGCTGATCTGTTAGCTCTCGTTAAACGCACCAAATAGTCATAAGTCACTCACTAACTAAATAGCCCCTACAATGGGGCTATTTTTATGTCGAAATATCATCAAGGTCGATATCGTCCAGCTAACCCACAAAAGTTTGAAGGTGATCTCAATAACATCATCTTTCGCTCGTCATGGGAGCTTCGGTGTCTTCAGTTTTTTGATAATAATCCGTCTATTACCAAGGTGATGAGTGAAGAAATCAAAATCCCATACTTCAACCCAGTAAAGCGCAAGCCTGCAAACTACTACCCAGACTTCTACGTCGAGCTCACTGATAAAAACGGCAACAAACGTCGGGAATTGATTGAAGTAAAACCGAAATCTCAAGTAGACGAGCAAGTAAAAGAAAATACATATGCCAAATTACAGCGTGCAATAAATTATGCTAAGTGGCAGGCTGCATGTGTATGGTGCAAGGAGCGTGATATAAATTTCCGAATCATAACAGAATCCCAAATTTTTGGAACAAAATAATGAAACTACATCAAGTGTTTACTATCGTTGAACAATACCTTCAAGCAGGGGGTTGGGACAGCCCCGCCACACAATCCACAGTTGTTACTCCGTCTGTTGTAAAGAAAGCTCTCGTCGTTACACAGAAATTTGCCGCCGACTTTAATCAGTGGCTAATCCAACAAGGCCATACGGAGCAAATCAAAATAGGTCACCCATTGGGTAGCAGCGCTTACCACGATGTTGATCCAGATGATAAGGTGTATGGCGACATCGATCTTCAAGTCATTGTTCCTGATATGGAAGGTATACATTCAGCAATGCAGAATCAGTGGAACCAATGGCAACAGCAGTTTGTTGACTCTGTTCAACCAGATTATGTCTTACTAGGTGGTGAGTCGAAACCTGGTCACCCAATTGTTAAAATTGGGCCTGATCAATATGTGCAAGTTGATTTTATCTGGCACATTCAACGTAATGCAGAATGGGGTCGCTACCGTACGACACCAGAGCGTGGGTTGAAGGGGTTACTAAACGGTAATATGTTTTCTGTTCTCGGCGCCCTGCTTGATATGAGTATTCAACACGCTGGTGTTCAGTTGAAGGTCAATGACCAAGGTGAGCACGTTTCATTTAGCACTCGCAAGAACACTTCTGTTCAAACAATATCAACATCACCAACATCATTCATTGTTGATATTCTATACTACGTTGCCTCCCAAGCTGGAATTAATCGAACACGCGTCAAAGTCGATCCTCAACTAAAATCTCATCCTGGTGTGAATACAAAAGACGTTAAGATCGCATTCCTTGCCGTAGGCATTAAAGGGCTTGCCAACAGCTTTGCACTAAATGATCTATACGGCAAGGGAATTCTCGACCAGTACCACTCATCTGATGAATCGAGATCGCAAGCAAGAAGCGAGACAAAGCATCAACCCCTGAGGCGATAGCTCGCGCCGAACAGGAAAAGCAAGTTATCCAGCAGGGGTTAGGTACTGTTATATCTTATTTCCACTAAATACATCATCCAACACTGAACTATTATGGCACTCCTATCTCAACAACAATTAGACACGCTTCGTGCTAACTATGCTCGCATCGAACGTATTGATCCTGCGTCAGCTTCGTACCAATCTTTGATCGGTAAGTTAAATAAGTATCCACAGGAAGTTCTGCAACAATTAGCAGGAGCGAATATCAAATTTCTATCCGGTCTAGCGCGCAATCGATTTAAGTCAACAACTGAAGATGCTTCCCCATCCAGCGTTCACTCTGACATTATTAATCAACTTAAATCCGAAATCCGCCAAGTATCAACCATCACTGATGAACAAGCGTATAAACGTGTTGTTCGTCAACTATTGGTCCGTAAGCCTGTTATTCCAGCAGCTCAAGTAGAACAGTTTACTCGCCGCTTCTTGCAAGCATATCCATACTCACAATATCGCATCGCTAAGAAAACTGGTGATATGCGCACATCCCAAGTCGCAGAACGCGATAATCGCGAAGATGATGAACACGGTGGCGGTCCAACTCCTTGGCAGAATCCTGACAAAGGCTGGAAAGGTGTTGTAGAAGGTAAAGAAGACAAAATTAAACAACTAAAGCAAGATTATGCCAATAAGCTCCGTTGGTCCAAAGAAACGAACGATCCTGCTCAACAGCGTCAGCATAGAATAGGCGCAGGTACGATCGCCAGTCATTTAAAGAAGCAGTACGGTATAGATGTTAATCAAGGTGTTACAGAAGCAGATGATGTAGAAGACTTTGATCAAACTATTGATGCAACAGATGGAGAAGAAAACCCTCGTGATATTGAGAAAGAAGTTCCGTCTGAATTAGATCTCGATTGGATTAGTAAGTTTGACCTTGGTGAAATCAAAGAAGCAATCCAAAAGATCATTGACCACTTATCCGACACAGATGACGAAGAGCAGATTGAGCTACTCCGCAATGATATTCGCATCTTAGATAACCTCCACGGCGCTCTTGGTAAGAAGGATAGTGCAGCAGTAGACAAATACTGGAAAATCGCTCAGGACTCAGGTTCACACGAGCACTTGCATCCAGAGTTTACAAAGCGTATGGGTGATGCTACCGCTCTTGTTAGTGTCAAAGAGGGTTATGTTGCAGAAACGGTAACATTTAAAGATAAAGCTAAGTGGGACAAGGCTGCCAAACAGTATCGTGTCAAAGCAACCGGTAAATCCGAAACTGCGTTCTGCAAGGAAACTGGTGCTATGATGGGTCGTTGGGCTAGCGAAAAAGGTTGGCTAGAATCCTGCTAATCTAACCCCAAAGTTACCCTCCACAGCTTGCACAGTAAATACTCTACCAAAGTGTATTGAAATGCAAGCTGTAAATATTTCTAATCCGTTGGAGCACGTGTTTGATCTTGAACCAAACTCAACTCAGCGTTCAATCGTTGCTCCAACTCCTGTGGAAACCTTACCAACTGTTGCAACCGCAACGTATGACGCTAAGGACAACTCAATCGATACGGAGCTTGCTGCCGTTCAAGCTGAAGCAATGGCTGTCGCTAATGAAATGAAACAACAAATGGCGTTTGCTGATCCACGCGCTCTACCGAGAATGGGTGAGGTTGCTATCCAAGCGCTTGGTACAGCACTAGATGCCATTAAGCAAAAAGCCGACTTCAAAAAACACAAAGATAAACTAGCAGCATCGGGGGGGATCGACGCAGTCAATAATGTGACAAACAATACATTAATCATAGATCGCAGCGCCCTGTTGGATAAGATTATGGCTGGGGAACTATAGAGCCTGTATGCAAAAAGGTACCTTTTTTGCAGGAGTTTGTCAAACTTTAATAAATAAAGTAAATGAACTCGCACTGAGCGGGTAAATACACGCAAAGGACATTTAAAAAATGGCAACCGAAATCTTACAAAAGCTACTCGAAAATGATGTTTTGACTGAAGACACTAAAGCTTCTATCAAGGCAGCTCTCGATACAGTTGTTCAAGAAGCCGCTGATAAAGCACGCGCAGAAGTTACTGAAGAGTTGACTGCTCGCTTTGCTGAAGACTTTGTTAAAGAGCGTGATACTCTAATCGAGTCTGTGGATGAAATGGTTACAAAGGCTGTTGAGGAATATGCAACATCTGCTGGCAAATCTCTACACGAGCACATTGAATCACATAAAGCCGACATCGAAGCATTCCGTGACCTAGAAGCTGAACAAGCTGCTCGTCTGGTCGAAGCTCGTTCTGAACTTGTCGAATCAACCAAGACAGACATATTAACTCTAGTTGAAAAATTAGATACATTTCTCGATATGGTGGTTGCTGAGGAGTTTGCTGAGATGCGCGAAGACTTAGTTGAATCTCAGCGTCAAGCAATGGGTTCTAAAATCTTTGAAGGCTTCCGTGCTGAATTTGAGCAATATTATGTTCAGTCTACTGGTATCGCTGGTAAGATTGATCAGCTTGCTGAGCAAGTTAAATCAACTGCAGCTGAAAACGCTGGTCTAAAAGAAAGCCTAGCAGCTGTAACACGTACAACAACAATGGCTACCGTTCTAGCACCACTAGAAGGTAAATCACGTCAAGTGATGGAAACAATTCTAGCAACTGTCGCTACCGACAAATTGCAAGAAACATACGAGCGATTTATCGACCGTGTGATCAAGGAAGGTGCAACAGCACCGGATGCAGGGCAACAATCAGAGAAGGAAACAAAAGTACTAGCTGAGTCGAAAGTTGATCCCAAAACTGTAACGCTGAAGACAGGCGATACTGCCGCTAAAAAGTCCGTTGTGACTGAAAGCGCAGCTGGTCTATCGGATGCTGATAAGAAGCGCCTGCTACAGAGCGCGGGATTGATGTAATATTTTTACACAACTCACTCACAAAGGAAAATTGAAATGAACTTATTTGAAAACTGGGGCGAAACGAAAGAAGTCCTATTAACTGGCCTATCCGGCGAAAAGCGTAAAGTTGTTGATACACTTTTGGAAAACCAAAAGACTTACAACCTAAACGAGTCTGCAGCTAGCGGTTCTATCGCTGCTCAAGATATCGCTGGTTTCCGTAACATCTTGATCCCTATGATCCGTCGTATCATTCCTGGTACAATCGCAACTGAACTAGTTGGCGTTCAGCCAATGAAAGCTCCAGTTGGTATCGTGTACTCGATGCGTTACAAGTACAATGAGACTCTAGCAGCTCCTGGTACCGTAACAGCTGGTGAAGAAATGTTTGGTAATGCAGAGCCAGTGCGTCGTTACTACTCTGGCGCTACTGATGCAGCTGTTGCAGCTGGCGCTTCTGGTATCGATTCTGGTTCTGGTCAGCCAAACATCTCTGGTGTTCCATCTGGTCAAGGTTGGGGCGCTAATGCTGGTCACTCTGCACTAGATGGCTGTACAACTGGTGGTTCTGGTGGTACAATGGAAGGTTCTGGCGGCCGTAAGGTTTCCCTAGAACTAGTATCTCAGGCTGTTGAATCCAAGAGCCGTAAATTGCAAACAGGTTGGACAATCGAAGCTATGCAAGATTTGAACAGCCAACACGGCATGAACATCGAAACAGAAATGACAACAGGTATGTCTGCTGAAATCGTTCAAGAAATTGACAACGAAATCATCAGCGACTTGCTAGCACTAGCTGGTACTGTTGCAAACTGGGACGGCGCTCTACCATCCGCAGCTGGTTACTATCGTCCAACATTCGGTGGCGATCGTTTTGCTCAATTGGGCATCTTGATCAACTACGTAGCGAATGAAATCGGTCGCAAGACACGTCGTGGCACTGCTAACTTCATCGTTGTTTCTCCAATGATCGTTTCCATCCTTCAATCTGCTGCTAAGTCCGTCTTCGCACCAGCTATCGATGGTTCTTTCAAAGGTCCAAATAACACAATGCTAGTTGGTACATTGAACGGCTCTATCAAGGTGTACTCTTACCTATGGAATCAAACTCAGGCAACTGATGTTGGTGGTACAGGTGATGATGAAATCTTGGTTGGTTACAAAGGTGGAAATGGCGAGCAGGACGCAGGCTACTTCTACTGCCCATATGTTCCATTGATGTCTACTGGTGTGATCATGAATCCAGTGACGATGCAGCCGGTAATGAGTTTGATGACTCGTTACGCAAAAGCTCAATTTACAAGCACCACAACCTCTTTGGGTAACAGTGCTGACTACTACGGCAAGATCACTTGCTCTAACGTGTCGTTTGCTTAATCGCTGACACCGCGTAAACAAAGGGAGATTTCGGTCTCCCTTTTCTTTATATGCTAGCTAATAGTGTTGCATCCAACAATAAAATCCTATAAAATATGTAGACGATGTGAATTAAAAGTAATAGTTATTTAATCAACATTTACAAATGTCTACACACCACCCAATTGTATTCTTACCCTTGGTTTTTATATTATTACCTGACTAGTATTTATACTAAGTACTACTACAAGAATCAACACTAGTATTAGCCATGACTCGAAAATATGACAGATATCCTAATTTACTCTGGTTTATTGAACAACAGCTTGATTACACCATATTAACATCTCCTGTACCGATGCCACTACTAACAACTACTCACCTGACAATACGTTGCAATAAATGTGATACCATAAAAGAAGATTGTAAAATTTTGCGCTTAATTCATGTTAATGAGCATCATGGGACTAGGGGATGTTCAAATTGCCGAGAAATAGAGAAAAAAACCCAATCATCCATACGCACTCAAGAGTTGTTGGATAATATCAACCAAACATATAATGTTGAGTTGGTTGGATCTATACCGAAGAATCGCGCGATACGAACCACATTCAAATCACATAGTTGTGGTCACGAGTTTTCTTCTACAATAGAAAACATACTCTTGCATGGCACTACGTTGTGTAAGAAGTGCTCCAAGCAAGTTCATAGTGACAAGCTACGAGTTGCTGCAAGACAAAAGCTTATATTAGATGTACAACATGATGCTGCTACGTATGCGGCATACGAACATAGGGTGCGACTGATGACTGAATCTAACTGGAAGCAGTACAAACCCCTAATTAACCCACACAATTTATCGCGCACATCCTCGGCGTTAAAATCTGGTCACCACCTTGATCACTTAATCTCTGTGCGATTAGGTTACCAGTTGCGATTGTCGCCAGATATTGTTAGTAGTGTTGAAAACCTAACAATGATTGATTGGAATGCAAATTTAAGTGCACGAGAGGATATCTCAATAAAGCTAAAACTTGTTCCACACTTGATTGACAATCTAACTGAATTAGTTACCAAATATAGTGATATATTGCAGCTGTCAGAGGTGGGGTGTGTATCTGCTACAGATCAGTATCAACAATCTGAGTACTTCCAACTATTTCCATATTTGGAACACAAAGCACCTGGCAGGACAAAATTAAAAACTCACCAACAATTTGTAGATAATGTGCAATTGGTCCAACCTGATCTGACAGTAGTTGGGCGCTATGTCAATAGTTACACTAAACTAGCAATTCGTTGCAATAACGGTCATGTGTGGGATGGTAGACCCAATGGTATCCTTCATAAAGGTCACGGGTGTCCTGTGTGTGCTCGAACCAAAAAGCAAAACTGAATAATAGTCAATATCGTTACCACATGCGAACAACAAATATAGCCAAATTGCAGCAAGTTGATGCGAATATTCGTGCATTCTTCACCTCTCTCAGGTACCAACCTATTGATACTGATACACTCCTTCACACAGGAATGAGTATTGATATTCAATGTGAAGAATGTTCTGCAGTATTGCAACATCAGCGAATATCGAAGTTTCAATATATCTACAAGCATTATGGCACTCGTGCATGCCCAGCTTGCAAACTGATTTCACAAGATGTTGCACGAGTTCAGAGAATCCAGTCATTCATTACTCAATTAGAGCAGGACACGTCGCTACGGTTAGTTGACCACAGTACACTCCCGCAATCAAATACAGACAAGCACTTGTATAAATCTACTATTTGTGGTCACACATTTCTATCCACCATTGATAACATAAGAGCGAATAACCCAACCGTGTGCTCTGCTTGTTCTAGATTGCAGGCAAACAATAAGATTCGTGATACGTACAAAGCCAAATCGATTGCAACAAAACTAGTAACTCCAACACTATCAGGATACGCGAAGGCTGTTCGATCCGTTACTGAATCAACATATCGTCAGCACAGGTTAGTAATTAACCCCAACAATCATCAGCGTAGCCACGCTAAACATAAAACCGGCTATCAACTTGACCACATCATTCCCGTTAGGTTAGGGTATGAACTTCGTTTATCGCCTGACATTATTGGAGGCATTGATAATCTACAGATGTTGGACTGGGAAACAAATATTAAAGTGCAGGAGTTTTTAGACAGGAAGATTCATTTAGTGCCAAATACCAAACAACAGCTGCACCAACTGTGTGTGCAATACCCTCACATTGCATTCGATGGAGCTAATATCACACTCGCTCGTGAGTATTTGGAGAGTGACTACTATTTAAATTTTCCGTTTTTGGAATTTACAGCATCAAATAAGAACAAGCGACTAACTCAACAACAATTCGTTGATAGAGTTGCAGTTAAATCACCAACTATAGCAGTTATTGGTCATTATGTTAATAGTGTATCGAAAATAGAAGTGCAGTGTACTGTATGCAATCACTTCTGGGCAGGTTGGTCTGGAGATTTAATGCGAGGTCACGGTTGCCCAGTATGTGCTCGATCTAAGAAAGTAAAAAATGTATAATCACACACTATCTCCTGATAATGCAGCATTGTTTGAAGCAATGCTGATATCCCTTACATCACCTCTTACACGGATGGTTGATAAACACTTAATCAAATGTGATGTTTGTGGTCACGAATTTACTGCAACACCAATATCTAAAGCAGCTAACTATAAAAAACACGGTGCAGGGGGGTGTCCAAAATGCACTGCAGCAAATCGGTCCGCTGCTTTAACTGGTAAGAAGTCTACAAAACCGTTTCAAGTATTTTGGGATCAACTCAGTTCCCGTCTCCAGGGGACTCCAGTCGACATCACTGCTGTAAAGCAATCGTATGAAATAACTCGATCGCAGAAAGTCCGAGTTGAGTGGAAGTGTTTAACAGATGCTACCCACTCAACTTGGATTACGACGATTGCGTCAGCAGTTGAGGGGCACGGGTGCCCAGAGTGTGGGAAAGCAAAATCTGCGCTATCACGACAGTTAATGGGAAAATCTTATAGATTAACAGCGGAATTGGGCAAAGAGCTCAAATCACCAATATTACTTGGCCCGAATAAATTACCATACATTGAACTACAAGATAGGCGCGTGTCTATTGTTAGTCTTGATGATGTTGCAGAAAGTAAGTTTGGGAAATACAAGCTACGAGACACCGCTGATATTGTATTTTTTGAGGACGAGTGGAAAACTAATAAACAACTATTAGTGAAAAAAATGGATCATATCCTCGGAGTATCAACAGTTCGGTCAATATATGCGAGACAGTGTGTAGTACGATCGATATCGAATCAGGATACTAGAGAATTATTAAACGCTGCTCATGTACAGGGATTTGTAACTGCTCAGTATTGCTATGGGTTATTTTTTAACGATGAATTGTTGGCAGTACAAACATTCTCTGCCCCTCGAGTTCTTATGTCACAAGGTGCTGAACCAAATACATATGAACTGATCCGATACGCAACGCGGGAAGATGTTCGAGTAGTTGGTGGAGCATCCAAATTACTAAAGGCATTTGTTGTAGAGCACTCTCCAAAGCTAATCTTTAGTCTAAGCGACAACAGATGGAGCGAAGGTAACCTATATCAACGATTGGGGTTTGTTAAGAAGGCTATTAACCCCCCTGATTATTTCTATATTGTTGATGGAGTACGCAAACACAGGTGGGGATTTCGCAAAGATAAGCTTCGCGATAATCCAAGTGTTAACTGGGATGCGACTCGTACTGAATATGATATGGTTCTCAACGATTTGCATATCGATCGTGTGTGGGGCAAAGGGACAACTCGGTGGGATTTGGTGTTGCAACCTGTTGCATAAATCTGTGACTATATATTTCACAACAATCAGACTCTTATACTATGCAAATCAAACCTCTCCACGACTTCGTTACTATTAAACCTGATGTGCCTGAAACCGTCTCAAGTGGTGGCATTGTACTGGTACAGAAGAAGCCAGAACAAGTTACAGAGACAGGTACGGTAGTAGAAGTGGGACCTGGTATTCACATTGATGGACGATTTGATGAGATGGTCATTAAGGCTGGTGACCGTGTTTTGTTTAACAAAGGGACTGGCCAAACCGTTACAGTTGATGGCCAGCAAGTATTATTTTTGAAACAGCGTGATGTGATGGGTATTTTGCGCTAATCTTTTCCAAGCAGTTCCCACTGCTGCTCATCGACGAAGTGCATCTGACCATCATCTTCGATTGATCTCCATTTAAGCTCTGGACACTCTGCGTGACGGAGCTTTACTTTCATTGGCATAATGCAACCGCAGTTGGTACACATTTTCATAGTGCTGTTGAACTGTGGACACGCTTTGCACGTACTGTAGCGCTCTTGTGCTATTTGCACGGTTGTAAACATGCTGCTGATTAGTGACATATTACACTATAGGTTGTACAACGCTTACAGGCATCTTATGGAGGTGCAATATTCCGTTAATTAGTGAAAATGCTGTTGATGATAATCCGTGTTGCATAATACCTAATTCTTCATCAGATAGTACTACACCAGTCGGCGTAACACGATAGTTGACGTGAAAGCGATCTAGTGCTTGTATCAGTGAGTTACCTGGATTAGTTGCATCAACGGCGTACCCAGTTGATTGCAGCACTTGAGTGCCACCCCCACAGCAGCTTGATTTATTGATAAATGTGAATTTCATATTAAAATCTGGAAAAAATTGTATAACTAACAGCGATGGCATCTCGTTAGCAGACGCAGTTGTACCATCGCTGGCTGGCTTTGATTAGAACCCAAATTCCTCGCAAGTTACTATCCAGTCTTTGGTCAGCGAGCTGCGAACTATATCATCAGGAGTGTAATAAACTTCACTAAAGTGTTTCATAGCTCTAGCAACTTTGATAAAATCTTGAAAGGCACTTTTATCTGTCTTGGAGTGGATCAAATCCGTCTGTCTAAAATCTCCACAGAAGATAACTTTTGACCGATGTCCCACGCGAGTCATAAGGGTATATATTTCTGACCAATTAAAATTCTGAATTTCATCTGCGATGATAATAGAATCATCCAGTGAAATTCCTCGCAGTGCCATTGTTGATAGAAACCGTGCGTGTCCAGCTTCTTTCAATCTATCCCAAGCATCTGCACGTTTGAATAGCATCTGGCAAATCTCTTTATACGGAAGCTCAAATACCTCCATCTTTTCTTCCAAGCTACCAGGTAAAAATCCAACATCTCGTCCACTTTGTACTGAACTTCGAACCACTACTACCCGTTCAAAAGAGTTATCTTTGCGGAGTACCTCTTCAATTGCTTTATACATTGGCATAGTTGTTTTTCCGGTTCCTGCAGATCCAAAACACCCTATGAAGTAATCTCCCCTATTATACATTTCGACGAATTTTGCTTGGTTGTCAGTTAGAGGTGTCAGTGTAGTTAAATGATCTAATTTAAGTCTCAGAGCATTGCTAACTACAGGTTGATGCCGATTTCTCCGCTCTTCATTTTCTACCTGCTCTACTCGTCGTTCAAAACCAGATGGTCGAGTATCACTGTGCTCAACTGGGGCAATTTCATGTAAGAGAGCTGAGTGTTTTTGTCGTTTATTGCTTGATGCCATGTGCGCGTTTCCAAATTTTGATTAAACAGTCTCTTTTATTATTCGACTGTTGCGTTTATGCTGAGGGTTTACTGAGATTTGGTTGAGGTGGTGGTAGAGTTGGTGGAGCCTCCTGTTGCTGCTGCGCCTGTTGTGTAGGCTTCTGCTGTGTATTCTTATCAATATCTATGGCAAGTTGCTTGACGGTGATCGCCAACTCTCGCTTTGTGGTATCCGATCGAGTAGTCCAGTGGATGAGATTTTGCTCATTTTTTGCAAGCATAGATGGGGAACGTGTACCAAACTTTGCCACACGGTCTGCAGTTTCTTTTGAGGTTAGGTTCGATTTAATTTTCTCGAAATCACCAGGTTGTAGTTTCAGAACGTCATGATATTTTGGATTAGCGAGAATCTGCAACCCAGTGATAATCGCAGCAATGCGTTTGAGTTGTTTTTCTTTGAGTTCTTCAATCCCACCTGACGTCATTGCATTGAGTAGTCTCGATAGGTATTGAGATGCGTTACTTGCCATAGTGCCACGGAGTATTTGCAGTATTTATAAACAAAGAAAGAGGAGCATTGTGCTCCTCTTGTGATTATGCTGTTAGCAGTTTATCGTGTAGCGATTTGGATGTGAGTTTTCCAATCGGTACTACCTTTGGTTTTTTAGCCTCCGGTACAATTCGACTCACACCAATCGTTAACATTCCGTTTTCGAATGCTGCACCTACGACCTCCATATCCGCTTCAAGTTGCCAACGCCGCTCGAAGGCGCGTTGGCTGATGCCGCGATGGATGTACTGCAAATCCTTTGCATCTGTATCATCAGTCTGCTTTGCAGTTTTTACAATTAGTTGCAAGTCCTCGGTTGAAATTTCCACATCGTCTTGTGAATACCCAGCAAGAGCGAGTTGAATAACCCAGTTATCGTCCTTACGGATGATGTTTACAGGTGGGTAGTTACCGACAAAACGTCGCACTTCTGTTGAGCGTGCGTGTTCGATTTGATTTGCAATACGTTGGAAGTCGAGCAGAAATAGCCCAGCGATATCATTAGTAGTCATTATTTTCTCCTATAGTAGCAAGTTTTGACTTTGTACGGACCCAAATAGGCATCCATACCTGTATATATTAGTACTCATCGAAGGGTGGCGTAAACTTTTCACTAAATACTTAACAATTGCACTGTACACACTGATGACATCGCAAACATTTTTTGACGCTCCTGGTGGCATTCGCCGCGAGGGTAATGAACAAACACTCACCTTCACTCGCACTTCCCCAACGACTGGTACAGTATGTTGGACACCAGTCCCTCCGACTGGTCCGAGTTGTGGTACCCCAACTGGGCACTACGCTGGTGGTGTACTTGTTGGAAGTACGTCTCCGATCAGTCAGGGTGAAAAGCCTGCCAACGGCACATGCTGTTACACTGGCGATCCAACGTTATCAGCACAGTTGTTCGCAGGTGATATGCTAGGCAACGCGAAAGTATTGTGGAGTAGCAACACAGACACGAAGACTGGTTGTATTGACGTCACAGGGCTGGACGGTAATTGTGCTGCATACTACTTTGCATTTTTTGCGATCGACAACACTTGCCAATATAATCAAGACGGCATTTACAGTTACTCTCAACCGTTGTCTACGTCTGTTATCCAATGTACGCAAGGCAGTCAATGTTTGTTTTCAAACGGTGCTCGTCCAACAGACCCGCTTGCACTGCAGACTCCAGGTGGTACTACTGATCCTGCTACTCAAACTTTCCCTATCCAAATCAACATTGATGGTGTAACAACATCGTTGGTGCTACGTGGATCACAACTTACAACATATCAATCGCTTGTTGATGAACTCAATACAGCTTGGCAGCGTGCTGGGTCAACGCCGATCGAATCTGCTAATCCACCACACTATGGTGAGTTCGTTACCGTTGGTGGATCGTGGTATCAATTTGATGGCACCACATCTCGTCAAATCTTTCCGTTGGTGCGAGCAATAGATCCGCATGCGCCTACTGTAAATGATATCTGGGTCAATCGCGCGACTGGTGAATTGGTTGTGTGGAATGGTTCAATGTGGGTTATACCTTCATCCCCTGTCATTCATTTTCCTCAAGATCCTACAATTGTAGGCTGCGATCAATTGTGGTATGATGGCAACACAGCACGTCGGTTCGATGGAGTTACTTGGATTGATCAACTTACACACACGTCCGTCAATGACCCAGCAGCAACCCCTGCACTAACCTGCAATACATTTTGGCATCACGGTAACGTATTCAGTCGCTGGAATGATAAAGCACTTGCTTGGACTCAAGTGTCAGTATTATCATTCCCAACTGACCCATTGTTGGTACCTAATGGTACGATGTTATTCAATCCGATGACATTAACATTGCAGCTGTGGAACGGGTTAATTTGGGTTAGTCAGCAGTTTGTGAATAGCACTACTACCCCCGTATCTCCTGTAGCAAATACGTTGTGGTTTAATCCGAGTGTGAATCTGTTATCTAAGTTTAATGGATTGACGTCTACTTGGGGTAACATTCAAGTCTCTATCGCTACTAAGCCAATCAATAATATATCTGTTGGTGAACTGTGGTTTAACACTACTACTTCGACCCTGCATGAGTACTCATCAAGTGGTTGGATTGATGTTACAGCAACGACACACACCTCTAGTATTGATCCCTCACTACCTGTTGTCATACCTCAGGGAGCGCTGTGGAAGACAACATCACAGTGGTTTGTTCGCAGTGGCTCTATTTGGAGTGGGGTCGATGTTATTGAAAGTTCAACTGATCCTCGTACATTGTCGTCGGGGTTTTGGTTTAACCCAATTACTGCTACGTGGTATCAACGTAATGGAGCATCTTGGAGCGTTGTGACTCCAACGTTTACGACCGCATATGATCCGGTAACTCCGCAACTAGGTGCAACATGGTTTAATGGCACTAGTTTATTCCAACAAACTACTCCGACAGCTTGGACGATGGTTCCATTCAGTACCACGCTAGTAGTTACGGCAACCGGCCAGCGGTGGTTGAATACTACGTCTGGTTCGATGTTTGTGTGGTCTGGTACTACTTGGATGGAACAGCATCCTCCGTACATAGCTGCGTTCAATGCGAATAATGATATTGTAGTTACATCTGCAGTGTGCGGTGAACCATCATATATTGAGTTTACTGATGCTCCGATATTATTCTCATTACTGCGATTTACAGCCGCTCGTCCAACACCTGGGTTGGATGGTAAATCAGGTACACCAATGTATGCGGAACTAGGCGTTGGTACAGACGGTAGTGTTGATGAGCGCAGAATGATCATTGATAATTTATACACTCGTTTGGGGCATCCTGTTATCAATGTTGAATTAACTCGTGCGCAGATGGATCTTGCAGTACAAAAGGGCCTCGATTACATTCGTCGCGACTCAGGTGCAGGATACAATCGTGGATACTTCTTCTTGGATCTCAATGCAGGTCAACAGCACTACACACTAACTAGCAAGACGGTTGGGTACAACAAGATTGTTGATGTGTTGTTCGTATATCGCCCCCGTGGAGGATTCTTAAATTCAACATTCGGTGGAGAAATATACGGCCAACAGATGCTGCAACAATTATACGTCTCGGGTACATTCGACATCCTGACGTATCACTTGCTTGCAAGCTATCAAAGTGTTGTTTCGAAGTTATTCGCATCAGATTTCCAATATGACTGGTCCGAACGCACTCGCGTGTTAGCTATTAAACGCAAAATTGGTCGTGGTGAACGTGTATTAATCGATGCAGTTATCGAGCGCACAGAACAAGATTTGTTGACTGACCGTATTACAAAGAACTGGGTCGAGAACTGGGCACTATCAGAAGCTAAGATGATGCTAGCTGAAATGCGTGGTAAATATCAAAGTCTGCCAGGTGCTGGGGGTGCAATTTCGATGAATGGTGCTGAGCTAAAGGGTGATGCACAAGCAATGCAAGATAAGTTGAGACAAGAGATTTACGATTTTGTCGCATCTGATGTTGAAACTTGGGGCATTGGTGCAAGCATCACTAGGGGATAAAAATGAGTATCTTTCTTGATCCATCCATTGTTCCAACTGCTGCTCTTGCACTGGAACAGCGTCAATTATTCCCAAACACTCCAAAGTTCGTTGAACGCAATGCTTGCCCTCCTGCTAATAGTTGCGAGACAGGTGATTGCGCTCCATTGCCACACGTAGGCATAGATGCGCTGACGATTCAAGGACCAGGTTGCATTATTATTCAACCTAATGGAGATGTTTGTTCAATCCCCACCTCTCCAAAGACGTCTGCAGCTAGTCAGCTAACTAATCAACACATTGACAACAGCTACATGAACTCTGTTGCATTACAGCAACTGAATATGGGTGGAGCTAATGCGTGTGTGTATAAATTGCTTGGTGTTCACCAGCAAGGTACGCTAATCGATGCCGCAGGCTTCGGAACAGCGATTGCAAGCGACTTTGTCCCAGATTTCCCTCCAAGCAACGCATTTGATCGATTTGCATCCCATTGGGTAAGTGACGCGTTGGGTACCAAACTCAAAGATTCGTGGATTGGCTACGATTTTGGAATGGTTAAACGTGTAAACGGTCTTCAACAGTATTCGAATGAAGCCAATGCTGAGGCTCGTAAACACATCACAAGCATCGCTATCAAGCAAAGTGGTACTGTACAAAATATGGTCAATCGTGCGCGTGTGGAGCGCAGCGACGATGGCATTCGTTGGTTCGGTGTTGATGTTGTTAATATTCCTCAAAATACCGAACGCAACATTATTGCTGTCAAGCAGAGCGTTGCGTCTAGGATGTGGAGATTGAGGCCAGTGGAGGTTAATACCGATCGCTGGATTGTGGAAACACTTGAACTATTTGAATTCGTCCAAACAGATATTGTCAATATACAGGACAGTCCACTATTCCAAGAGGATCGAGACCGTTCGTACTGTATCAATCCAGTAAAAATGAAGATATATTACGACTTGATCGATATCAATACCGAACTCGCAAGATTTGGTATCGACTTGCCATCTGCAACGCTTACGATGACTACACATTTTGGTGAAACTGTGCGATTGCTTGGACGTGGATTTATCATAGGGGATGTGATTGAGATCCCAAGTGAATTGCAATTTACTCCTGATATGAAAATAGTCCGTAAGTATGTTGAGATTACGGATGTTAGTTGGTCCACACGCGGCTATACACCTGGTTGGATGCCGTTATTCCAGCGGATTACCACCCGTCCAATGCTCGCAGCTCAAGAAACGATGGATATTGTTGGATCACTCGAACCAAATATCGGTACTATGGGCGATGGCTTTAACTCGCTTGATACAGTATTTTCAACAGGTCCGTTCCAAGCTAACGAGCAAATCCAAATTGCAGCTGATATGATGACCCCTCAGCTCGGCATTGATGAGCAAGTTGTTGCTAATATAGACGAAGTTCCAGCTCAACACCAACAAGTAGCAGCTGACCACGGCATTAACATTGCAAAACTAACCTCTAATTATGGTACTCCCAAGAATACGCGCACTGCAATGCCTCCTGCTGGTACTAAACCCGAGATGTTCTCGACGAGTGATGATTCCGTTGGCTTCCCACTCAATCCAAAAAATAACCAATATCACCGCGTCACATACGAAAGTCACACTCTGGAACAAATACCACCCCGCCTATACCGATACAGTAAAGCGAAGAATCGCTGGGTATATTTGGAAACTGATGAACGCTGGGCACAGCAAGCTAATAAAACACGATTAAAATCATACCTCGTCGATACTGACAGTACCCCAATAGAGGACTTATAATGAGATCGCAACCATATTTTTATACACACCAAATAGAACGCTATTTAATTCAATTCACAAACATCTTTACGGGATTTACTGTGAGAGTTGGGCAAGGCGATCGTGAGCAATCAATTTCTGTTCCAGCAATGTATGGTAGCATTGATAAAGTAGTTGCATCTGTGCAAGCTGGTAACACGCAGAATAAACCTGTTCGGTTGCCGGTAATATCGACGTTTATGACAGGGATCGAGCTAGCACCAGATTTATACAAAGGTGTTGGTGGAGAAGAACGATCCACATACCTACCAAGCGGTGGGTTATTGCCGGATGATATTAGAGTTGTTCATCGGTACATGCCGATTCCGTACCGCGTATCAACAGACGTGTATGTATTTGTTAGTAATCAACAGCAACAACTAGAATTACTCGAGCAATTGTTAATCTTATTTGACCCAACATTGCTAATCCAGACGAGTGATAGTAAGTGGGATTGGACAAAACTATCGTACGTCGAACTCAAAGGCGTTGCACTTGAAGAAACAATTCCAGCGGGTGGAGAACCTCGTAATATTTTTGCTCGTCTATCATTCTCGTTTCCGATTTGGTTAACACCACCAGCAAAACAAAAAACAGACTTTGTTGAGAAAATCTTCATACGAGTGGGTGCATCAGATGATATGAATCCTGATGCTATTGTTGATTTCTTTGACGGAATGCCGCTTGGTTATATCAAAGCAGTTGATGCAACTGAACTATTCACCCCACCTCCACCGGTATTGTGAATACATCGTCGTGAGCAGTAGTTGTTGTATTTGTGTCTGTAGTGGTTAAACGTGACAAATCCAGTACAATGCTTGCATCCAACTGGCTCGTCTATGTTGTTAAGTAAGCAGTAGATTTGCTCGCGTACCCCACC